CAGGCCTACGAGATGGTTTTCGACAACACCATCCCCGCGTCCGGCACGGCTATAGCCGTACGCCAGGTGACTCTGCGCGCCCCTGGCCTGGGCGGCACCGACGCCATCTACATGGGGATTCAGAGCTACGGCGATACCGCCCTGGACTACTACAACCTGCGCCTGATGGGCGGCACGGCGTTCAATGCTGGGGCGATCCCGCCCGGTGGCGATTTCTGGACAGCCTTCGTCAACTACAGCCCGCGGGTGCAACTGCTGGCATGGAACCAGCCGATGCCTTACTGGTTCTTCGCCAACGGCCGCAGGTTCTGGCTGGTCGTCAAGGTCAGCACGATTTACGAGTCGGCCGGCGCGGGCTTCATCCTGCCACCCTGTCCGCCGTCGCAGTACCCGTATCCACTGGCTGTCGTGGGCTCCTACCGTGGCGACGTTGCAACCCGCTGGTCCGACGTTAGCGACCGGCACCGGGGCATCAGCAGCCCCTACGAGCGCAGCTGCTATCTCCGCGATCCCGCCGGGCGCTGGCTCGGTTTCACTGTCGCAGGTGGGTCAGCCAACGAATCTGACTACAGCAATCGGACGCTCCTCCCGCTGGGCTGCGGCCGTTATGCGGGCAGCAGTGAAGCCGTTGTCAATCAGCTGCGGGATTCGTTCGGGAAGTTCCCCCTCAAGGCGTTGAGCCTCGTGACCCGCGAAACTGAAGGCAGGAGGTACTTGGGCGACTTCGACGGCGCCTGGTACGTCCCGACGCTCAACTCCGGCGCCGAAGACGTCATCACCGAGAACGGAGTCGATCACGTTGTTTTCCAGACGGCGTGGCGGTCTGGCAATCCCTGGCTCTTTGCAATTAGGGCGGACTGAACATGGCCTACTTCACCGGAACAGCGAACAACCCGTCGGATCTGCTGGGCAAGCTCCGCACCCACGCTGAAACCCTCGGCTGGGTCACCGACCGCGCCTCGGCATCGGAATGGCTTTGTCACAACGCCGACGGCTACTGGTCATTCAACGCCGGTTCCAATCAATGGCAGCTCGCCGGCAATACGGGGTTCGATAACGGCCTGGCGTGGAACGCGCAGCCAGGCAATTCCGTACAGTACAACCCCTATTCGTCGAAAGGGCCGACCATCGCGCAGCTCAGCGGCGGACCGTTCACCCGTTACCACCTGTTCGCCACCGCTGCATATCTGCACCTGCACGTCGAAATCGCGGCAGGCCAGTTCCGGCCGGTGATGATTGGCTCGCTCAACAAACGTGGCGTCGGCTATACGGGCGGTCAGTATGTCTGCGGCTCGTTCATCTATACCCCCGGTCAGGCACTGACAAACAACTGGTCGTCGCATCCATTTGATGGCTATCACATCCAATACAGCACCAGTAGCTGCATGCTGCGGCTCGACGGCCTCGACGGCGGCCCCGCCCCCGAGTGGCTGCCGTTCGACTACACAACGAACATCCCTCGTCGCGTGGTCGGTCCAGGCCGTGGAAACTACAGCAGTCAGTATCACCCCGACGTTGCGCTGGTAGATGCGTCCGCCAACGAGCTGAACAGCTCGACCAACGTTGTGCCGTGTGCAATTTATGCGTTCGGCGCTCAGCAGCGTTCGAGGTACATCGGCGAAGCGCCTGATTTCGGTCTGTGCCGGATGGACTTCCTCGCGCCTGGGGACTCGATCACCATCGGAACCGACACCTGGCGTGTCTTCCCTTTGCTGCAGCGCGGAACAGCCAACGATTTCGGCAACACCAGCGCGCTGGTCGGCTATGCATTCCGGGTTGTCGAGTAGAAATGGCGACCTTCCCCGGATTTCAAGTACCTCGGCCGGTCGAAGCGGTCGTTGCCGGCATCACCCCGAACATCTCCGCTCTGGGCTTGAACCAGGACATCACCCTGGGCTCGGCCAGCGCCTCGACCTTGGCTGGCAGCTATGCGACACACCAACCCGTGGCCGTCATTCACTCTGCGTACTCGGCAGTTCACCAGTCCGACCTGGTCGAGAACTTCTACAACCGCGTCTGGCTGATCCCCGGCCGGCTGGATCTTGGCAACGTCGTGAGCGTCCAGGAGCGCGCTGTCTCGGTCTGGAACGCCCACTTCACGCCGCGGACAATGTCGCAGATCGATCGCGAGGACGCCGATGGCATCAGCCTGGCTGGCCAGCCGTCCCCGCCGTTGCCGTTCGCGGCGCTGCAAGAGCGCATCTGGACTGTGGCCGTGTCGACCGATGGACCGCCGGTAGTTGATGCGCGCATCGTCTGGCAACTGCAGGACGAACAGCCGTTGATCCTGGTCATTACCGGAAACCGAATCACGGCGTGGCCGTTCGCGCCGGACTGGGCTGACGGTGTCCAAGAGTCACTGGAGTGGTTGACCGAGTTGCTGACTAGCACGTCGGGAGTCGAGCAACGGCGATCGCTGCGCCTGTCACCCCGGCGTTCATTCGAAGCCGAGTTCTACGCGGAGGGGCGCGAGCGAGTGCTCCTCGACCTCAGCCTTGCAGGCTGGGGTGGGCGAATCTGGGCGCTGCCGGTGTGGCCGGACATACAGCTGCTGGCAAGCGTCACCGTGGCCGGCGCACAAACGGTCGAGTGCGACACCCGCTGGCGGGATTTTCGTGCTGGGGGCCTTGCGCTGCTGCGCGGTGAGTCAGCGTTCGAGTACGAGGTGGTGGAGATCCAGGATCTGACCGCGTCGGCGATTCAACTGGCCCGCCCGGTTCAGCGTCGCTGGCCGGCTGGCTCTCGCTTGTACCCAATCCGCACCGCACAGCTGACGGAGCAACCGGCGCTGACCCGGCTGACAGACACCCTCTACAGCGCACAAGCGCGGTTCCTGGTGATGGACAGCAGCGACTGGCCGGAGGTCATGCCGACGGCAACGTACCGGGGCTGGCCTGTCCTCGAGCAGCGACCCGAGGAGTCCGAAGACTTGTCCCTGTCGTACCAGCGCCTGCTCGATGTCCTGGACAACGAAACCGGACTGCCGCAATTCGCCGACCAAGCGGGGGTCGGTTTCCCGGTGCATGGATTCCGCTGGCAGACCGAGGGTCGCGAGGAGCATGCGGCGCTGCGCAGCCTGCTGTACGCCCTGCGCGGCCGACAGAAAGCGATCTGGATTCCGACCCATGCCGCCGACCTGGTGCTGGTCGACACAGTGGCTGCGACCAGCTCCGTCCTCGATGTCGAGCTGGTTGGCTTGGCGCGGTTCTTCAGGGCTGATGCTCCCGGCCGGCGCGATATCCGCATTGAGCTGTTCGGCGGGCAGGTCGTCTACCGGCGCATCCTCGACGTCAGCGAGCTGAACGTCGACGTCGAGCGCTTGGCGATCGACAGCGCGCTGGGCACCGTTGTCCGGCCGAGCGACGTCGCACGCATCTCGTTCATGACCCTGTGCCGGCAGGACAGCGACAGCGTGCAGATCACACACGAAACCGACACCGACGGCATCAGCACAGCCAGCACGGTGTTCCGAGGAGTACGCGATGAGCTTCAGTGATCGCGAGCGGTCCCTCGCCGATGGCCAGGCGATCAGCTTGTACGACTTCCGCCTCGGCCCGATCCGATGGACTTACACCACCGCGAATCGAGACATCGAGTTCAACAACATGACCTTTCGGGCGCGGCCGGTGAGCGACGATGGACGGCGCATGACCGGCCAGGCTAGTGCCGACATCATGACTGTTACTGGCCCGAGCGACCTGGAGGTTGCGCAGCTGTACCGTGGCGCTCGGCCGTCGAAGGCTCCAACACTGACCGTCTGGGACATCCACTGGAACGAGCCCCAGGGGCTTGTGGTGTGGATGGGCAGGATCGACGAGGTGAACTGGCCGGCCGACAGCCGGGTGCAGATCAAGTGCCGGCTGCTCGGAACAGAATCGCGTACATCGATCAGCCTCGCATGGGGACGTGAGTGCCCTTACACGGTGTTCGATCACAACTGCCGGGCAGACCGCGAGCAATACCGCGTGCCGTTCACCGTCGAGTTGCGTGATGGCAACAGCGTGACGGGGGCCGGCAACGCGATCGGCGGCTACCCCGATGCTTGGTTCCGCGGAGGCTACGTCGAGTGGGACAGCGGCCAGGGAGTGATCGAGCAGCGTGGCATCCAACAACACACCGGCAACCGCCTGGTCCTGGTCGGTGGCACCTCGCTGTTGGCTCCTGGTACTCGGGCTGTCGCGTTCCCCGGATGTGATCAGCTCATCCAAACCTGCAACGACAAGTTCAACAACACAGCGAACTGCGGTGCAGTGCCATTCCTTCCGGGCAAGTCGCCGTTCGACGGCGATCCCTGGTGGTAACTGGTAGGAGTCATCCATGTGGGTGCAAATCGCGATTCTGGTCGCGTCGTATCTGATTAGCAGCGCTACTTCTGCGAAAGCGCCGAAGCCGAAACCGGAGGCGCTGACTTCCGAAGATCTGCCTCAGACCGAGGACGGCACTGGCCATTACGTGATCTTCGGCGATGTGTGGATCGAGGACTGGATCGTCCTCGGTACCGGTAACGAGCGGATGAAGGCAGTCAAATCGAAAGGGTCGAAGAAGTGACGGATCTGATCATCACAACAGCGCATCTGCGCAGTGTGCCAGGGCTGACCAGCCGACCGGGCTACTGCGTATCCGGTGCGAGGGCCTGGTTCAACGCCCACGGCCTGGATTGGCACCGGTTCGTTGCCGAGGGAGTGCCAGCATCGGTGCTGGAAGCTACCGGCGACGAGCTGGCCGTGCGCCTTGTCAACCACGCTCGTGCGGAGGCGGAAAATGGGCGGCCGTAGCAAAGCGCAAACGATGGGCTGGCGCTACTACATGGGTATTCTCATGGGGTTTGCGAGGGGCCCGCTTGACGAGATGGTCGAGATCAAGGCCGGCGACCGTACCGCTTGGAAGGGGTCGGTCAAGAGCAACCAGACCATCCAGATCCAGGCCGGTGAGTTGTTCGGTGGGGACAAGGCAGAGGGTGGCATCGCCGGGCCGCTAGACGTCATGTTCGGCGCCCCGGAACAACCGGTGAATCCTCGCTTGGCGGCGATGGTAGGTGGCCTGGTGCCCGCGTTCCGCGGCGTCACCACTGCTTTCTTCGACGGGCAACTCTGCGCGATGAACAAGTACCCGAAAGCCTGGATGAGCCGGTGGCGGCGCGCGCTGAACGGATGGGACGGTGGAGTTTGGTATCCCGAGAAGGCCGTGATCAGCCTTGCCGGCGGCGAGGTCAAGGCGATGAACCCCGCCCACATCTTGTTCGAGTGCCAGACCAACCGCGACTGGGGCCGCGGCAAAGATCGCGTCCTGCTGGACCAGGCCTCGTATCGCACGGCCGCAGATACGTTGTTCGCCGAGGGCTTTGGTCTGTGCCTCAAGTTTCGCGTGGCAGACGAGTTGGACAACTTCGAACAGACCGTCCTGGATCACATTGGCGCCACCCAGTTCCTTTCCCGCTCGACCGGACTTTGGACGCTGCGGCTGATCCGTGACGACTACGACGTCGCGACGTTGCCGGTATTCGACGAGGACAGCGGGCTGCTCGGGATCGACGAAGACAGCATCACTGCGCTCGACGGCACGGCGAACCAGTTCGTCGTCGTGTGGCACGACCCGATCACCAACACCGACCGGCGTGCCCGTGCGAAGAATGCCGGCGCGATCCGCGCGGCCGGCGGCGTGATCACGACGACGAAGGAGTATCCGGGCCTACCGACCGGCGAGTTGGCCGGCAGGGTGGCGGCGCGCGACTGCAACGTGTCGACGTCGGCTATCCGCAAGCTCCAGTTGCGGCTCGATCGGCGCGCCTATGCGCTGAACCCTGGCGACGTGTTCTGCGTTCGCAGCCGGAAGCGCGGGATCGAACTGATCGTCCTGCGGGCCGGCAAGATCGACTATGGCACCCTCACGAAGGGCACCATCGCCATCACCGCGCTGGAAGACGTGTTCGGACTGCCGGCAGCCGGGACGTCCGCAGTCCAGCCGCCGAACTGGACCCCGCCCGACCGCACCCCGCGGGTCATTGCGACCCGCCGGCTCATCGAGGCGCCGTACCGCGACCTCGCGGCGGCACTGAGCGATGCGGATCTCGCCCAACTGCAGCCCGAGACGGGTGTCCTCGCCGTGGTGGGCATGCGGCCGTCCGGCCTGCAGATGAACTACGCGCTGCTCAGCCGCGTGGGGTCTGCACCATTCGACGAGCGGACGTCCGGCGACTTCTGCCCGGTCGCGACGATCTCAGCAGATATCGGCCGGGGCCTGACCAGCGTCAGCGTCACGCTTGTCCAGGGGGTTGACCTTGACCTCGTCGAGGTGGGCTCGGCCGCGATGATCGATGACGAGATCTTCCGCGTCGACGCGATCAACGCCGCGGCCGGCACCGCGGTGCTCGCGCGGGGATGCGTCGATACGGTGCCAGCGCCGCATGAGGCCGGCGCGCTGATCTGGTTCTACGAGGATTGGGCAACAGAGGACACGCGTGAGTACGTGACCGGCGAGACAGTGAACGTGAAGCTGCTGAGCCGCACCAGCTCGGCGACGCTCGCAGAGAGCCTCGCGCCGGTCGACTCGCTGCGAATGAACCAGCGCCAGGCGCGGCCTTATGCGCCTGGCCGGGTGCTGGTGTGTGGTGTGGCGTATCCGACGAAGACCTACGGTGTGCTGACCGTGTCGTGGGCGCACCGCAACCGGCTGCTGCAGGCCGATCAACTGGTTGACTCGTCTGCGAGCAGCATATCGCTGGAAGCTGGCACGACATACACGCTGAGCATCTACAGCGGTACCAGCCTGAAGAAGTCGTACACCGGCTTGACCGGCACGACCTGGACCTACCCGCTGGAGGACGACATAGCGCATGGGCTGCTGCCGGTGCTGCGCATCGTGCTGTTCAGCGTTCGCGACGGTCTGCAGAGTTGGCAGCAGCACGACAACACAATCGAACGACACGGCCTGGGCTTCCACCTGGGCGAAGAACTTGGAGGCGTTTCCGCATGACTCTCTATATGGGGCCTAACACCGGCCTATTGATCAACGGCCTGCCGGGAGAAGGGCATTACAGCGATCTGATTCGGATGTGGCGATGGGATGACTTTCTGAGGCAGCCGGTCGTCAAGGGGCGCGTCGCCACGCTGCCGACTAGCGGCCAGGCCGAGGGTGATACTTACATTGTCACCGGCAGCGGCTCAAATCAGAACCGCCTAGCTCGCTGGTGGGCAACGGGTGCCAGTACGCCAATTTGGGAGTACATGCCGCCACGGCTGGGCTGGCGTGTCCAAGTCGCAAACGAGACAACCCCGGCAGGCCAACTCAAGACATATGAGTTCGGCGCCGGCGGTTGGGCTGAGTGGACTGTGGGGCCACGGTTTGAGCCTGTCGCAGCTATCGCGTATCGCTCGACAAACCTAGTGGTGCCGCACGACACGTTGACCGACCTAGTGTTCGATACCGAGGTCGTCGACTCGGGTGGATGTATCGACGTCGCTGCATCGAACACGCTCATCACAGTGCCGGCGACCGGCGTCTACTCGCTGTTCTGCGCAGCTGATCTGTCGTCGGCCTCACCGAACCCTGGCATCTGCAATCTGCGGCTGGCGATGCCGTCTGGCACGGTGGTATTGCTGGTGGCTGCTCCGAACGTGGCTGGTGCTGCAAATCAGATGGCAGGATCGGGCACGGCGTACCTCACCGCCGGCACCCAGCTCAAGATGCAGATTTACCAGAGTTCGGGGGCTGAGAAGACATCCCGAGCCTTTCCGCATGCCAACCGCTTCGGGATTGCGCGCCTGGCCTAAGCGTTTTGATAATTGTGACCAACGTCTCCTTTTTGCTACGGTCCTCAGCTGATGTGCGGAGTAGATAGGGATGTTGGTATGGACGAGGTGCTTAGACAGAGGCTGCGGGCGGAGTTGCTTGAGGTGGGGTTCCTCAACCAGTGCTGCCTTGATCTGATGGAAGCTATGGATTCCGAGTTCAGTCTCACCGAGGACCAGCGCGAATGCATCGAGCAGCTCGGCCGATTCTTGCGGGAGGGCATCGGCAAGCTGACCGCTCTGTCTGAGCGGGTGGCCGATGGCGACATAGTCGTCCTGTGCTGATCTTTTGAAATTCTTTTGCCGCACACGAAACGGCTAGGGCGCGTCATTTATTGCGCAAATCCGCGCCAAATTTCGCGCCGCGCTACA